TGACGTAAAGAAGAAGCATAACAAGAACGGCTACCTCATCTCGCTCGACGGTCGTCGTGTCTATACCCGCAGCGAACACTCAGCATTGAACAGTCTGATCCAGACCGCAGGTTCTCTTATTTGTCGCCGTTGGATGGTCGTTTACAATCGCGCACTCGTGGAGTTGTTTGACACGCCTCCTGGTGGGGGCTGGCTCCATCCTTGGGCTGCGCTCGGTTGGTTCCACGACGAGAACCAAATAGCGACGTGGAATGATCCACTGGTGATCGAAGCCACGAAAATTGTGCTCGTCGATTCAATCCGCAGTATGACTTCTCACTTCAACTTCCGGTGCCCGCTTGACGGCGAGACAAAGGTAGGAGGTAATTGGTGCGAGACGCATTGAAGCATGAAAGGAAGTTGCGGTGGCAAAGAGAACAAAGGGCTCGTACCAAGAACAGATGCACCAAGAAGTACGAGAAGACACCGAACGGGTTCTTGATGCGTGTCTACCGCAATATGCTTTCCCGAGTCAGAGGCATCCAGCCCCGCAATCGTGAGTTGTATGTTGGGTTCCCGATTCTACCGAAAGAACAATTCTACGATTGGGCTCTTTCTGACAGTCAGTTTGTTCAACTGTTCTCAGTATGGGAAGCCTCTCGTTTTGATCGTCGTCTAACCCCGTCTATCGACCGCATCAATCCTGATCGCGGCTACGAGTCTGACAACATTCGCTGGCTGACTCATTCAGAGAACTCCTCGTTAGGAGCAAGTAAGTGACTGAAGATCAAAAGGCGGCGGCTGTTGCCGCTTACGCCCGCAGCATCGGCGCGGAATACAAGGAGGAGGATTCGTCAGGGATTCTAGACGTACCAATTCGTCCGCTCGGCGTTCCCATGCCGATGGCGGCGGTTGCCCCTGAGGGGGAAACATCAACGGCGTTGCTTTATGGCGACACGCATTTCCCAAATCAAGACGACAGGGCGCTGTCCATCGTCGGTCAGATTGCGGCGGCCCTGAAGCCCGATGTGTTGGTTCACATGGGCGATCTGCTCGACTGTTATCTACTTTCTCGATTCGACAAGAATCCTGAGCGTATGGAGTCGTTGCAGGATGAGATTAACATGGCGCGGCAACACCTCGCTCAGATGCGATTGCTAACCCCGAACTCGCAGTTCATCCTGTTAGAAGGCAACCACTGTGATCGTCTGCGTCGTACCCTCTGGAATCTAGAGGGCACCGCGAAGGCGCTCACGTCGCTGACAAATTTCCGCAAGTCGCTAACGTGGCCTTCTCTGCTCGGACTCTCAGAGCTTGGCGTAACGTTTGCACCATACGACGGCGCGCAGTCGAAGCAGAAGTTTCTCCCGAAATGGATTCTGAAGCACGGCACCATCATTCGGAAGTTCTCAGGCTACACTGCTCGGGGAGAGATGGAGAAGTATGGTCGCTCTGGTGCATCCGGCCACACGCACAGACTCGGCGCGCACTTCCACCAGGATCACAACGGCAACCATTGTTGGGTTGAGACTGGTTGCACTTGCTCGTTGAACCCTGAGTACATGGTCGATCCGGATTGGCAGCAAGGCTGCGTCATACTGACCTTCGAGCCAACGACCGGTGCCTTTCAAGCTGAACCCATCTACATCCACAACGGCCTCGCCGTCTGGAGAGGGCGTGTCTACCGTGCCTAAACGCACACTTCTCATCGACGGCGACACGCTGATTTACGAAGCAGCCGCAGCTCACGAATACGAAGCGCAGTGGGAAGAATGGCTGTGGACGGTGCATGGCAATCTCACTGCCAGCATTCAGCACCTCAATGAAACTGTAGTTGAAATCAAAGAAGGACTCAAGGCTGACGACATGATTGTCGCCTTGAGTGATGACACGCGCTGGCGCCCCGATGTGATGCCAGAGTACAAGGGCAATCGTAGGAAGACGAGGAAGCCTGTTACCTACAAGGCACTGCGTGAGTATTGCCGCGAAGTTTATAACGTCTTCCAGCGTCCTACACTTGAAGGCGACGACGTGCTCGGGATTCTCGCTACGCATCCAAAGTTGGTTGAAGGTGAGAAGATCGTCGTCTCAATCGACAAGGACATGCTGACGATTCCAGGTCTCCACTTCAACTACGCGCACGCGCGCGGCAGTGAGAACTACGAGTTGTTCGTCAGGCCGGTCACAGAGCAGCAGGCCGACGCTTTCCACCTGTTTCAAACCCTGACCGGCGACACTTCGGACGGCTACAAAGGCTGTCCTGGTATTGGACCGGTGAAGGCTGAGAAGCTCCTGTTGGGTCAGGCGTTCACAGATGCGTGGCCCGTCATTGTCGCAACGTATGCGAAGGCTGGTCTCGGGGAAGAGATCGCACTTCAAAATGCTCGTGTGGCGCGCATCTGCCGCTACACTGACTACGACTTTAAGAAGAAGGAGGTTGTACTTTGGCAGCCGAAGTAAAACAGACGATGCCTGTGGGTTCTGCTGAGCGAAAGAATGTTCCGCTTGTGACGGGTGTGTTGGATTACTTTCCTGCAGCACTCGCCGCTGTTGCTCGTCTTTCAAAATATGGAAACGACAAGCACAACCCAGGCGAGCCACTGCATTGGGCACGTAGCAAGTCTTCAGATCATGCGGACTGCATTGGCCGTCATCTCACAGATCGTGGCATTATTGATCCAGAGACAGAAATGTCTCACACTGTAGAAGTTGCGTGGCGCGCTCTTGCTCTTCTACAAGAAGAACTGGAAGCGGCTGGTGCTCCGCAGGCGCGAGGTGCTCGATGAAGCTGTACATCGCGGGGCCGATGCGCGGTCTCCCCCAATGTAATTTTCCAGCGTTCTACGAAGGTGCTGCTCAACTACGAGCGGCTGGATACACGGTGTGGTCTCCCGCAGAGAATGACATTGCTGTTGGAATCACAGAAGAGACTGCACAGAAAGTTACAACCAAATCTGCAATGCGTGTTGATCTCCCTGCTCTACTTGAGCAAGATGCTATAGCTGTCTTGCCGGGATGGGAGAAATCTCGTGGCGCGGCAATCGAAATCTATGTAGCGAAAGCGTGCGGCATGGCGGTTTACACCGTCGAATCACTGCTCGTGCATAATCCAGTGCTAGCTACCTGCTAGCAAACAGGTTAGGGGGTTCCGGCCCCCTAACTGTTGTAGTTCAGGCTCCGGTAGGAACCATAGACCCCCGTGGCAGACACCCCGATACCCCCGATTTCCAAGGCCCTGGTCGATTGGCTGGATCGCCTGTTTCCGAATCAATGTCCAAACCTCGAAATGAGTGATCGAGAGATTTGGTTCAGGGCTGGTCGTGCTGATGTGGTTCGTAAGCTGGTCCACGAACACAATCAACAAGCTATTCGCGTCTTGGAGCCTTAATCCGATGAGCAGTCCTGTACAGCCGTCGCTGCTGGTGAGTACGAAGCTTCCTTCATTAGAAGAGCTAACGACGCAGTTGAATGCCTTCATGGCGCGTCTCGCGACATACGAAGGAAAGAACAGTTGGTTTGCTAACGTGCAGCGTCAGTCGCTACAACAGCAGATCACTAAGAAGCAACAGCAAATCGAGCAGCTACAGCACCCCACCGATCAGTCAGGCGTGCCTCCAGCCCCGGATGCCGGAGCCATCTTTGGGCCTCGCATCGAGGTGCCGAAGGTTGGTTTTGACGATTTGAAGATCACCCTCCCGAGATAACTACGGATGCCTGACGACAACAAACAAGAGCAGCTCCCTGTGGTGACTGCTGCGGGTCGATATACGCAGTTAGAAACTCTCCGAAGCCCTGTGCTTGCACGGGCGCGCGAGTGTTCTGCGCTAACGATTCCTGCGCTACTTCCACCGGAAAGCACTAACGACACCTCACAGTTGCCAACGCCGTTTCAGAGCGTCGGTGCTAGAGGCGTCAACAATCTTTCCTCAAAGCTTTTGCTCGCGCTGTTTCCTCCTGGTTCATCGTTCTTTCGCTTGAAAGTGGAAGACTTCTTGATGGACAAGTTGAAGGCGCGCGGTGGTGATGATCCTACAGCAGAGATTGAAGCAGCGTTGGCAAAGGTGGAACGCGCCACGCTTACGAGAATGGAACAGAAGGCTTGGCGTCCTGTCCTTAGTGAATGCAAGAAGCATCTCATTGTGGCAGGCAACGGTCTTCTGCAGATACTTAAGGGCGGTGGGCTAAAGTTTCACAACCTCGCTAACTACGTCGTTAAGCGCGACGTATCTGGTGAACCGTTCGAGATCATCGTTCGCGAAGGTCTCAGTAGGAAGACGCTGCCACCGTTGGTCAAAACAATCGTTGAACGAAAGACCAGCGCTCAGGGCGCGCCGCCTGCTGCGGATAAAGATGGCGACACGATCTGGCTGTATACCTGGGTGAAAAGACAGGACAACGGTTCGTGGAAGGTGCATCAAGAAGTACTCGACGTACTTGTTGAAGGGACAGAAGGAACATATCCCAAAGATAAGAACGCTTGGATCGCTGCTCGTTGGACTGCAATTTCTGGTTCCGACTATGGGCGAGGACATGTCGAAGAGTACCTCGGAGACCTCCACTCTCTTGAATCTCTCAGTCAATCCATCGTTGAATTCGCTGCTAATGCCGCGAAGATCATCTGGATTTTTGATGAGGGCGGTGTAACGAGTAAGAAGAAGATTCAGGATGCCCCAAGCGGTGGTATGGTTGATGGCGCTGTCAGTAATGGCAAGCCAAAAGACATCGCCATTCTGTCGATGGAGAAGTATCCCGATTTCCAAGTTGTCAAAGCGACAGCGGACGAGATTGAGCATCGACTGGAGCAAGCTTTCCTTCTTAATAGTAGCATCCAGCGTCAAGCTGAGCGCGTCACTGCGGAAGAAATCAGGTTCATGGCAGGAGAGTTGGAGCAAGCCCTCGGTGGCACCTACTCGATCCTTGGTCAAGAATTACAACGTCCGCTCGTGGTACGTCTGATGCTGGAGATGCAGAAGGAGCGCAAGCTTCCTACGCTTCCTGCTGATCTCGTCAGTCCTCAGATTATCACTGGTCTTGATGGACTTGGACGTTCGAGCGATCTAATGAAGCTCGATCTTCTATTGGCAGGTGTCGCGCAGGCATTCGGACCTGAAGCTGTTGCTGAGTACTTTAGCGCAGGCGCTTATGGTAAGCGTCGTGCAGCGGCTCTCAGTATTGACATCGAGGGTCTCGTTCGTTCTGAACAAGAAGTTCAGCAATCCCGCGCGCAGAAAGCGCAACAGGCGATGCTAGAGAAGACTGCGCCTGCTGGTATCAAAGCGATGTCAGATCAAGCGGTGGCTGCTCAAGGCGCTGCCGCTTCTCCGCAAGAACAATAACTCAACATGAAAAGGAGTAGTACTGAATGCCTCTGAATCCAAGACTTCCTCGCGCTCCAGGTAAAATGGGCGAGGATGGTCGTAGTGAGGGTCTGGCCGATCAGAACGAGTCCGTGTCTGCGCGTGAGCGCTCCGGAGAGTCGTTGTCTGAACTTGGCGCTGGCCCGAAGATTGGGAAGAATGGTGAGTATCAGCCTGCGAAATATGAACAAGTGACAACTTTCATAACCCCTGCAGGGCCGGTTTCTATCAAACAGACGATTGAAGACCGTTAATGCCAGAGATCGTGATTTCAGCGGAGACCACTCCCGATCCTAACGCAACTCCGAAAGCGAATATTAGCGGAGATGCGAATAAAGTGGTTGTCGATCCGAATAAGCCAGCAGGCGACAAGTCTGAAGAGAAGTTGATCCTTGGTAAGTACAAAACGCAGGCTGATCTTGAAGCGGCTCACGTAGCTCTAGAGAAGAAGCTTGGTGAAAAGACTGTCACTCCCGAACAAGCGCGTGAAGCTGTAGAAAAAGCCGGTCTCGACATAGCCGCCATCACACAGGAGTACGCTACTAACAAGGGCGTTCTCTCCGACAAGACTATCAAGGCTCTCGAAGCAAAAGGTATCGCCCCCGAGACAGTCAACACGTATGTCAACGGGTTGAAGGCTCAGTCCACGCAGATGCGCCAGGAGTTTGCGCAGCTTGCTGGTAGCGAAGAGGCGTTGAAGAGTGTGCTGGAATGGGCCGCTACGAGCGGCGATTCCACGGCAGTCAAGGCATATAATGATGCTATTGACTCTGGAAATGTGACTGTAGCAAAACTTGCTCTTCAAGTTCTAGGAAACAGCTACAACGAAGCTGTTGGTACTGATCCCGCGCTACTCAACGGAGATGCCAGTGCTGATAGCGGCGTCCAGCCGTATACCTCTCCTTCTCAGGTGACAGCAGCGATGCGTGACTCTCGATATGCTGATGATCCTGAGTATCGCAAGACTGTCGAGCGGCGTTTAGAAAGATCAAACGTGTTCAACGTTCGCACGAGTAACAGGTAACCCTCGATGGGAATAGTTAATGCTCTTCTCGGGCCTGTAAAGAATTTGTTTGATGGTGCCGTCAGCATCATCAACAGCATCAAGGGCGGATCGCCCGAAGAGAAGAACGCAGCTACGTTAGCGCTCGCGCAGCTTCAAACCAACTTTCAAGTGAAGCTGGTTGAGGCTGATCTTCAATTCGCTCAAGCGCAGCGCGATGTTATCGTGGCGGAAGCTAACGGTCACTCATGGCTGCAACGCAACTGGCGTCCGGTACTCATGCTATTCTTTGCTGTAATTATCGGCACCGTCGTGTGGACGGGCGGATATATCAACGGTCGGCAA